ATGGGAATTAGGTTAAGGAAAAGTATTAATTTAGGTGGTGGCTTCCGAGTTAATGTGAGTAAGAGTGGGGTCGGTTATAGCTGGGGAGTTAAAGGAGCTAGAATCACAAAAAAAGCTAATGGAAATACAAGGACAACTTTTTCAATCCCAGGAACAGGAATTTCATATGTAGATGAGACAAAGAGAAATCAAGATGATGAAAATTCCAATAGAAGAATAAATCCAAATATTTATGAAGTGGACAACTACTTTGAGAGTACAGAAAAGATTAATGTGAATGAATACCAACCAGCTGAATATAAGGATTTACTAAAGAGCATCCAAAAGGTTCAAAATATTAATTTAATCAGTACGATTTTGATTTTGACTCTCCTTCTAGCCGCAGCGCCGATTTTCTTAATTACAGGAATTGCAGGTATTGTATTAAAGATATACGTTTATATGAAGTTACCTATAAGATTAGACTATAATTTTGATGAAGAAAGTAAAGAGTCTTATGATAATTTGTGTGAAATTTGGATGAGTTTAAATGAGAACAATAGGTTTTGGCAAACTATTTCAGCAAGTAGTCTAAATGAGAGGGTAAGTGGTGGAGCTTCTAGTGGAATCGAGCGTATATCCTCCAAAGCAATTAACAAAATGCCATATTTCTTGAGAGCAAACGTTAAGCCATTTGGGTTAAAACTTCGAAAACAGAAATTATTCTTTTTGCCAGATAAATTACTAGTAATCTCTGGACGAAAAGTTGGGGCTTTAAACTACTCAGATATAAATATGGACTTGGGTACAACAAATTTTGTTGAAACCGATCCTGTACCAAGAGATGCAAACATTCTATATTATACTTGGTTAAAAGTAAATAAAAATGGTACTCCAGATAGAAGATTTAAAAACAATCACCAAGTGCCAGTTTGTCAATACGGCTCAGTTCTCATTGAATCAGGAAACTCGTTGCATGTTGAATTGATGTGTTCTAATTCCGATACAATTGAGAAAATGGAACATTTTGCCAATAAAGTATTGAATAGAGATTGACGTTTCTTTCATAATATAAAAAGGTTCATTGCTTTAAAATAGCAATGAACCTTTTTCCTGAGCGGAGAAACGGTTATACAAACACTATACTTGAAACGTTTGATATCAAAGCGTTTAAAGCTGTTCACTCTTTGGATGTGGCAAAACCGTGGCAAATTATTTAACTTCTTTTATTCCGTAAACGCTTGATATTATATTATCTACATGTCTAGATTCTTGTTGTTCCATTTCGTCAATTATATGACTGTATGTTTGTAATGTAGTTGTAATTGAATTATGCCCCAAGCGCTTCGAGAGGTATTTAATATTAACGTTCTTAAACAATAATAAAGATGCGTGCGTGTGTCTTAAAGCGTGACTTGTAATCGAAGGAGTAATGCCGCTTTTTTCGCAGAATTTTTTTAAAGTCTTATTAACGGCATTGTTACTAACTACTTGAAAAGAATCGAAACTGCAAAAAACTAGATTGTGTTTGTTTCGAATGTTTTTCTTCAACTCGAATTTAGTTTGCTCTAATTTTATTTCTCGTAGTAGTTCAATTGTCTTTTCATCAATTGTAATAGATCTCTTGCTAGAAAAGTTTTTCGTGTCACTAAAGAACTTAGTATATTTATAATCCCACGTTTTATTTATGATGACTCTTTTCTTTTCGAAGTCAACACAATCCCAAGTTAATCCTAACGCTTCGGAAAATCGACACCCGGTAGCTATTTGAAAGAAGATGATATTCCTTGATGTATATTCAACTTTGTGTGTATTCATCAAATTTTTAGTCAGGATAATTAATTGTTTTTCAGTTAAGAATTTCTCGCTTTCTTTTTGAGTTGGGGCGTTTCCTATCGCCCGAACGCGATACGTGGGATCTTTATATATTACCCCTTCTTGAACAGCGTCTTTTATACAAGCGCGCATATAAGTATGTTTCTTTTTAACCGTTGCAGTTGCTCTCTCTTCGCCGTATTTATTTAAAACTTCTTGATACTTTTTTCTTGTTAAATTTTTTAACTTTATTCCATCGAAATTTGCTTTAACAAAGTTTAGCGTGCTATTTATGTCAACGTCGTTTTCGATGCTCAATTTACCTTTTTTATAGATTTTAAACCATTCCTCGAAATAATCAGTGAATAAAGTTTCTCCTTCATCTAAATGAAATCCTTTGCTTAATTTGTTCTTTATTGCGCTTTCGGCAAGTTGAGCTTCCTTTTTAGTTCTATATTTTTTGTCGCTATTTATACGCCCGTATTTTCCGTTTTCTTTTTTAAAACTTATGCGGTATGACCAGTAATTTTCGCGTTTATAAACAGCCATTGAGACACCTACTTTCAATCTTTATTTAGGATAAATCATTACGCTAGTGATAGTATCACCCATATAGTCCAAGTTTGATACATTGTAGATAATGTTATCCACTGTTTTTTTTGCATCCTCTTTTTCATCTACTGCGTTCTTGATGAAATCTATAGTATCAGTTCCATCAATTGCTTTATTTAATATAATGTTTGTTGCAGCAACTGATAAAATGAAATTTTGATAATCTGTAAAAGATGAAATTGAAGCGTCGGAATTATTTTCTGAATAAGAAAGGCGTATGCTCATAATATTTTTTCCATCTAAAGAAACTGAAAAACCGTCCTGCTGATTTTTTGCTGAATCAACGCTTGGAATTTTGGTGTTTAATCCAGGATATTGTTCGCTTAGTTCATTGAATTGTTTTTCAAAATCATAGTATGCGATTAATTTACTTTTTTTAGGAACTTTTACTTTTGTAGTTGTCTTTTTATCATCTTTTTCAGATGTTACTTGATAAGTGGTGTCCGACAACATGCGAGGGACAACTAGAACAAAGTCACCTTCGCTATTTACGATATCGCTCTTTTCTCCAGATTCGTCTATCAGCGTTACTTTTGCTCCTGGATCAGTCTTACCGTTTACATTAATTACAAATTCGTCTTTTTGTTTTTCTTTGATTGAAAGTTCAGGTTCTCCGCATCCGAAGAGAAATACATTTAAAATAAGCACAAAGCCCAGAATCATCTTTTTCATTTAAGTTCCACCTTTTCCAAGAACGCTAGTTCTGTTTGTTGTTAAAAATAAAAATCATCCATACTGCAACTTCGGCAAAGAAGAACTTTGTAATAAATAATTGCGTATAGATAACATTCGATTGCTAATAATATCGCTTGTTGTCGTAGGGAATAGTTCGAGCAAATCTTGCTCGATGTAATCAGAAGTGAAATCTATAAAATTTAACATGTGATAAGGAATTGATATGTACATTAAACTACGATTTGCATTTTTTTCTTGATTTTCAATAGCTTTTAAATTCATTAATTGTTGATTGCCGCAATGTGTAATAATGTGTACTAGCTCGTGATGCAATTTTTCAATAAATTGTTCCCTTGACAACTGTTGCGCTAAAACAATACCGCCATAATCAGACAAAGACATAGAGAAATCGCCTTTTACTATAAACAAATTGAGTTTAATTAATAAGCTTTCAATTTCTAGATCGCTAGGCAATAAAACGTTTTGTGCTATTAAATAATCTGATAAATACTTTTCTGCCACGCTAGGCTGGTAAAAATCTAGAATATTCAAATACTCATCCCCTTAAAGTTCTTTTTCAATTTCTTCGAGCTCTTGTCTTTGTTTTTTTATGAGAGCAATGTAATTATTGACCTTCTTTAAATCATCTTCCGTTAATCCTCGTAGATCATCAAAAGCTAAATTTTGAGGGATAGCCTCTTCTCTTCCAAGTAAAAAGTCCGTAGAAACATTAAAAATATCAGCGATGCGTTTTAATGTATCGGTGTCCGGAAACTGATTTCCATTTTCGTATTTTGAGATAGACACTTTACTTATGTTTAGTTTGGAACCTAAGTCAGCTTGTGTCATACCTCTATTTATTCTTAATGTTTTTAAAATTTTTCCAAACAAAATTGCCACTCCTTTGCGTTTCAATAATAAGTTATATTTTAATGATAAGTTAACGGTTAGTTAATTTCAAGGAATTAAAATAAAGTTAACCAAAAGGGATTTTATATCTTGACAGTTAACTAATGGTTATCTATAATAAGGATAACCATTAGTTAACTGGAGGTTGTGAATGAATGATAACAAAATTAAAAGAATTAAGAATTGAGAACAACTTAACTTACGGAGATGTGGCTACGAAAGTAGGTATATCAAAAGAGTACTACTGGATGATAGAGAACGGAGAACGAGATGGTTACACTTATAACACCGCTAAAAAAATCGCATCGGTTTTTGATAAAAATCCTGATGATATTTTTTTACGCTGATGTTAATTAAAAAGAAATATTTTTACTGCTTATTTTAGAAATAAATAAGTGTAATCAGATCCTCGAAATACGAATAGAATCGAAAGGAGGTTAAGAAATGGTGACACAAGAGTTAAGTGTAACGATACCAATTCCAGAATCGCATGTAATTATTACTAAAACAGAATACGAAGAGTTGCTAAAACAAGAAATTGTTGGAAAGTATTGGGATTTAAAAGCATTGGAAAATAAAATTGGAAGAAAACGGGACTGGATAGAAGAAAAAATCCTCTACAAACCTAGTTTTAGAAGTATGTTAGACGTTGACGAAAATCCAGACGGTTTCGTGAAATATCCGTCGGCTGAAAATCGCAAATGGTCATTTCTTGCTAGCAAGATGAACGATTTTCTTGAAAATAATTTCCCAGAAATTATGAGGGGGTGATGGAATTGATCTTTGAAATAACGCTATTAGTTTTTGCGTTAGGCTCTGCAATAGCAACGTTTGCCGGAGCGCAAAAAAATAGCCCTACGCGTCAACGTAGGACCGATAAATAATAAATTGTAAGTCAATTATAACTTAAAAAAGCACGACGAGCAAGGAGGGCTTATTACGCATGTCTGGAATCAACAACAACAATCTATTGATAAATGACTATCCGCTTCAAGTACTACCAGCATTAGCAAGGGAAATCGGCTTAAACGAAGCGATTGTTTTGCAACAAATTCATTACTGGTTAAACAAAAAACAAAATTTGATTGATGGCAAATATTGGACCTACGGAAGTGCAAAAAAATGGCAGGAAGAAAATTTTTCTTTCTGGAGCATGAACACCGTCAAGCGAACTTTCACGTCTTTAAAAGGACAAGGTTTGCTAATAACGGCAAACTATAATAAAAGGAAATTTGATAAAACGGTTTGGTATTCCATCAATTACGAACGATTGAACTTAGTGAGTCAGCAACTAGCTCAAAGAGAGTTGACGATAGACCCAAATCGGGCCAATCGAACGACCCAAAATGAGCCAACCATAGACCCAAATTGGGTCGGTGCATTGGCCCAAAATGAGCTAACCAATACCTTAGACTTAAAAGAGACTTCTAAAGAGAATAAAAAGAACACTGTCGAGAAACTCGACGACGCATCCATTTTTAAAAATGTTATTGCTTTTTTAAACAAAAATGCAGAAACAAATTACAAACATACAACGAAGAGTACGCAAACGCTAATAAAAGCAAGACTAAACGACGGCTTTGGATTTGAAGATTTTAAAAAAGTAATCATCATAAAATGCAAGGACTGGAAAAATGATAGTGCAATGAATCAATATTTACGTCCAGCCACGCTTTTCGGAACTAAATTCGAGAGCTATTTAAATCAAAAAGTAATTTCTGGGAATCGAAAAAACCCTTGGGAAAAAGAAACAAAAAAAGAAGTATTGCCAGATTGGTTTGATAAAGACCAAAACCAAGTTGCTGAAAAAGAAAAGCTAAGCGTCGAAGAAACCAAAGCGCTAGAAGAGCAAGTGGCAGAGATAAAAGCGAGGTTGAACGCTGAAAAAAAAGTTTACACGGATGACGAAAAAGCGCAGATCAAACAAAAATTTGAAGAAGCGCAAGCGAAGCACAATGAAAATCAACGGAAAAGAGGCTTGTAAAATGAAAGAATCTGAAATGGATAAAGTGCGAAAAATGAACGTTGCAGAAATCAGACAATTGCAAAACGAAGTAATAGCAAAAATAGAAACAAATTACGACAATCTTTCAAGAGATGAACGAAAGGAATTACAAAGCGATTTAAAATTTTTAGAGGGTGTGAGAGATTCTAAAAAAGGAATCACAGCAGCAAGCAAACTCCTAGCTTTTACAGTTGAAGAATATAAAGAACAAGCAAAGTCGAATTCGGATAAAAGTATTGCAGACGAACTCGGCGTTAGTCGCTCAACGTTTGCGGACTGGAAAAAGAAAAAGAAACTGGTTCCGTGGAATAACAACGCGAGGGGGAGAAGCATTTGATAACAGCAAATGATCGATTGAAAAAAGTGATAGATAAAATAGATTTTGCAGCAAAGAATAACAGAATGATGTTGCCGGACAGATTCGACGCAGAAGCTCTTGCGGCTGTTTATTCTGAGCTAGAAGCAAGGAATTCAAAAATAAAACGGCTCGAAAAAATGGCAGGTATCACAGAGTCAAAAGCAGATTTAATTCAAATTCCCAACAAAAATACAGATTTTGTACATTGCAATGTAGGCGCGTTTGGATTTGACAAAGGGCAACAATACGAAGTTGTGAAAGTTAACAAAAAGCGCGGAACTTTCATACTTTTAGACAATAACGGAAAGAAAGAAGAGTTTAGCTTTTTGGCAATTATCAACGAAAGTTTTTCTGTATCTGAAAAAATGAAACGATAAGGGGTTTTCTTCATGAGAAAAAACGAACAAGACTTATTAAATCAGTTAGGCAAAAGAAGAATCGGAATTCAACATCAAATTGCTTCGCTTATACATACTGAAAAATGCAGTTTGAAAGAAGCGCTAGCGATGACGGATAAAGAAATAGAATCGGTATATAACGAAATGCGTATGTTATTAGAAAGCTAAGGTGATCTATCACATGTACGAAAAAAGAAAATTGGATAAAGATCATGTTGCAACTCCGCGATATGTTGTTGAGGATATCTATAGCTTAATTAACATCGAATCATTTAAAAGCTTATGGTTTCCATTCAATCATTATGATTCCGAATTTAAATTAAAAGCGGATGAGTTAAATCTTAAATACAAAGCGACGCATATTTTTGATGACGTGGGGAGCGATTTCTTCACAACGGAACCACCAGGAAATTGCGACTTGATGATTAGCAACCCACCGTTCTCTGAACAGAATCGGATTATAGAGCGAAGTTTTCAGCTGATAGACGAAAAGAAAATAAAGTCGTTCGCTTTATTGTTGCCAATCTCTACGCTGGAAACCGAGAGAAGAGCAAGCGTATTCGAAAAATATAGCGATAAGTTGGCGATATTAATATTTAAGAAAAGAATTAAGTTTCTAGGGCATAAAACTAGTTTTAATCGCGGTTGTTGCTGGGTTTGCTATAACATTCCAGCGTTGGAAAATAAGAGAATTCAGTGGGTTTAGGAGGAATTATGAAAATACTAGATGCTTGTTGTGGTAGCAGAATGTTCTGGTTTAACCGCACAAATAAAAACGTTACGTTTATGGACAATAGAGAGCTTGAAACTGAATTGTGCGATGGCAGGAAATTAGTCGTAAAGCCTGATGTAGTAGCAGATTTTAGGAGTATGCCGTTCGATACCAATACATTTCACTTAGTAGTTTTTGATCCACCGCATTTGCTCAAAGCGGGCGAAAAATCATGGTTGGCCAAAAAATACGGGAAGCTGAATCAGAAAACTTGGCAAGAAGATATAAAAAAAGGATTTAGCGAATGTATGAGGGTTTTGAGGCCGAATGGAACACTGATTTTCAAGTGGAACGAGGAACAAATAAAACTAAGTGAGATATTAAAGATAATTGATTTTGAACCACTTTTCGGAAATAAACGATCTAAAACACACTGGCTAGTTTTTATGAAGGAGGAACAAGCATGAGATTTAAGGAAGGCGAAAACGTACACGTAATTGTAGGCAATGAATTGTTAAGTGGTTGGTACAACGGTAAAGAGTTTGGAACAGGCAACTCTTTAGTGAAAGTTTCTAAGGACAAGATAATAGCTACTAAAGATTGTTTTATTGCAAAAGAAAAGGAACCAGAACTGGTAGTAGTTCCGCGATTTGCCGATGACTGGATAAATCACTGTGAACAAAGAGAATACGATTTAGCTTGTTTGTTAGATTATGGCAATGCAGGTATGCCTGATGAAATGTACGGATGGTTAATTTCATCAGCTGATAATCAAGAACTACTCGCCCGCGCGTGGATGGACGGCTACGAAGTCGAGAAAGAACCGCTTTATTATGTACAACTTATTGACCACGCAACTGGTTATCTAAATGTTCATTATGATAATCAGAAACTTGTAGGTAGTAATGATGAAGCAAGTGAGTATAAAACACAATTCACAGAATCAGAGATTAAAGCAATGAATAAAGGTGAAGCATACTGGTTACTTAAGGAACCTGTTGAGGAAGTGGAGGGTGAAGCATGA